TAACCGAGTTCCCCAATAATGTTTCCATTATCAGGTGGTAGTGAAGGCTCTAAGGGGTTTCCCGCATCAAGGTGTTTCACTTCCAGGGAACCATACGGTTCCCCCGGACACCCCCTCCCTAAATGTTTTATTATAGGAGGGGCGTCCGGGGAACCTAGGTTCCCGGAAATTAGGGAGTAGCACGCTTTTCACGCTCCCTGTTTGGGACAAGATGTTTATCCCCATCAAACGGTGACTCCCCAGGGTTTCCCAAGGGGCCGGACTGTATCTTAAGCAAACTCTGGATGGCTAATCCGTCATTGTTCACCAACACCCGTTCAGTCTCTGAGTGCCTTCCATATCCTACCTTTGTATTTTGCAATACAACGGACACAGGAAGTAACACTGCGGATTGCCCAATCCTTCACATTATTACCATTGGGTTCGGCAATTAACCGAGTTCCCCAATAATGTTTCCATTATCAGGTGGTAGTGAAGGCTCTAAGGGGTTTCCCGCAACAAGGTGTTTCGCAAATAAATCGATAAATTCTTGTGGCATTTCTATATTTTTTTCTTTATGATAGATTAATAAATGTTGATAGTGTTGCTCAATTTGAGGTATTATTATTTTTCTGTTTTTTGACAAATTATCGCGCGCAGCTAAGGGCATCGTATTTCTCCAATTGAATGCAATGAATTGTTGTTGTTTATCTTCTAAATCAAATGTTGATAGTGGAATCACATGGTCAATATGCCATACTTTTCCTTGATTGTCAAGTGTATAATTTTTATCGTTATGCAATAGCCATTCTAAATATTCGGTTGAACTGCAACCTAAATACTTGATTGTATGATGTTCCTTACAAGCTTTTAGCGCAATGTATATTCGACTTCTTACATTACGCTTAAACTTATCTAAAGGTTCATCTCGTTCGCAGATTTTGCATTTTAAACGATTGTGTCTAAAATTATCCATTGATTTGATTTCTGAACAACAACTACATTTCTTGTTATTTTCACCTATAGTTTGTAATTTGATTTCACGTCGCTCTATTACTTTCGCATGTTTAAATTCACTCGCAGCCTTTATCGCTTTTAAACGATGTTCTTCGTTTGTTTGATAACGATTTCTGCGATTTTTATTATTGCATGCTTTGCAAATAGTCCGAGTTCGGATAAAATCTCCCATGGGTTTATTTTCATTACATTCAGTGCAGTGTTGATTGATTGAATTATCAATAACGACTGCCTTGTATTTTTTTATTTTTCGCGCATTATCGCACATTTTGCATATGTTGCGATTTTTGATGAATTTGTCAAATTCCTTTGTTTCTCCGCATTTTGAACAACATTTTTGAGCAGACATTGTATGGTTTGTATCACCTACTCTTATTATCCTATCTGTGTATTTCTTTAACTAGTTTTGCCATTATAATTTGTTGATTTATTCACTATGGGGTTTCACGCTTTTAACGCCCCATGTTGCCAACCTTGATGGCGCCTATGGCCGATCGGCATTGTATGGTTTTGTGCAACCAACGTTCATTCGAAAGGTATCTCCTTTCTCCATGACCTTGACGATATGGCACATCATCGACATCCTGTGCAAACTGGGTTGTCGATTGAACAACACCGCGTCACCGTCCATCATGTGTCGATGAACAATGTCGCCGTTTTCTAAGCGTAATGATGCGCGGTCCACATATCGCAAGGAAATGTGTTCGCCATTTTTTCGCTCCAGAATTTTTGCGCCAGGATATGTTTCAGGGCCATTTTGCACGAGTTTTGTCAAGAAATCGCGATTGAGGTCATTGACCACGACCGGTTTCGTGATGTTTGTGGCGATTTTTTTCGGAACGCCTAATTGTTTAATTGACAAATTCGGGTCACCGGTAATGACGGAACGTGCACTAAAATCGACACGTTTTCCCATTAAATTACCGCGAATACGACCATTCTTCGAATTCAACCGACTCATGATGCATTGATACGGACGACCTGAACGCTGAGCCAGAGGCACGGTTCCTTTGACTTTGTTATTGACAATCATTGCCACATAATATTGCAATACGGTCGTCAATCCTTCAATCACGTTCGGATTTGCATTGTCCTTAATCTTTGCAAACAAGTCGCTGTTTGTTTTTAAAATATTGCTATAGATGTGTGTCAAATCGTCCTCAGCACGCTGTTGCGCATCATGTTTGACGGATGGACGAACAGCGGGAGGAGCCACTGGCAAAGCTTGACAAATCATCCATTCAGGGCGAGACCATTGTGGACTGAACCCCATGAAATGCACGTCTTCGTCGGAAATGCGTTTGAATATTTTTAACAAGACTTCCGGCGTCAATCGCATGCTCAGTTTTTCGTTTTCCCCGTCATCCATTTTTTCCCAGACCGCATAAATCGAAGCCATCCCTTCCAGTTTGATTTTGTCAGGTTGTTTGCACCCGCAACCATCTTCTGTATTCTCACCACAACGCTTCACTTTTGCAGCAAGTGCGCTTACATAATCCCATCGGTCGCTGGATGAGCGGTCTGAAATATGCTTGTGCTGCGCCTTGTTGATGAGCAATTTGCTGCATTTGAAACAGACACATCGTGAAATTTTCATGATTTCCTTGAGATGCTGAATAAACAATACAGGTCGAGCCATTTCAATGTGTCCGAAATATCCAGGAGTATCAATATAAGTCAATCCATCGGTAGGACAAATCAATCCGGGTTCTAAAACACCCATACGAGGGTCAAACAATCCACCAATCACAGGTTTATTGTTGATATAGGTGTCCTTCGAAGTGATTTCGACGACGGAATTTTTACGGATTTCCTCCGGCGACAAGATACTAAATTGCACCCCGATAATACGGGATGCACTGGTATTCATCGATTTTTGTTGATGTGACGACATGATTACTATAATATTGGTGTATACAATATTTAAATCATTGTCACACGAATCAATTTTTCGCGAATCATCTAAAACTTCACAAAAATCATCACAAAATTGAAATCACCAGACCCATCAAAATATTTAGCAACACAACAATTCTATTACACAATCATGGCACCTAAAATCGATAAATTAAACCGCAGACCTCTTTCCCGTTTCAACAAAAATACTGTTTTAAAAAAAAACAAACCTGATTCTGAAAGTGACGGCGATTCTATCTTTGACGATGAATCGGAATATGAAACTCTTTCGGAAACTGATTCAACCTACACTCCTCCTAAAAAAGACAAAAAACCACGCAGAATTATTACTTCTGATGACGAATCAGAAGCTGAATCGGAATTCGACAAACAAGAATTTCGCAAAACATTAGCTAAAATATTTCCGTCTAAATACATGTCTAAAAAAATCAAGGATGACGAGCCTGAAAAAAAATCAACAAAATCGAAGAAACATTCCAAAAAACAGGTAGTCGAAGAATCCGAAGAAGAGTATGACGAAGAACCTGTCAAAAAATCTACAAAATCGAAGAAACATTCTAAAAAACAGGTGGTCGAAGAATCCGACGAAGAGTATGACGATGATTACGACGATGAAGAAGATGAAGATGACGATGATGACGAAGAAGATGACGACGATGATGAAACCGAAAACAAAAAAGGCAAGAACCTAAACATTGTCTTTACTATCGGCGGAAACGGTGATTATGACGATGACGATTACAATGAAGAATACGAAGACGATTCAGAAGACGAAGAAGATGACGAGGCAGACGATGATGAGTGTAATAGTGATGATGAGAAAACATTCATGAAGGAAAGATACGAAAAGGTCGTTATGCCTAAAGAAGATTCTGAATCCGACCAGTCTAAGAAATCAAAAAAGACACGCGGTGACAAAAAGTCTTCGAAAAAGTCGGCTATTCCAGAAGCAAAACCCGAAATCAATATTGAAACCGAATATGTGGAATTGCAAGAATTGCGCAAACATTTAGTTGAAAAACTGCACAAGAAGCCGGACAATAAGATTCTGAAAAACGCGATTGAGGAATGCAAAGACGCCATTCGCGAATTGATTCAAACTGCGCGCAAAAAGAATACAAAATCCTATTACAAGTTAATCCACGGGGAGCGCAAGAAACCTAGCGAACTCGATTATTTCAAAAAGCAATTGTCCAATAACGAACAACAAGTCATTGTGCAACAAATGAAGGAAATCAATGAGCACATCAATATTGAAAAACCTTATCGTCTGGCTTTATTGCAATCACAAATTCCACCATCGTTCAAGGCGATTGCGATGCAAAAACTGAATATGCTGAAAAACATGGAGCCCGGCGAATCCGAGTATTATAAGATTAAGTCGTGGGTCGATACCTTTATGAAAATCCCCTTCGGTATTCACAAATCACTGTCGATTACCATGGACGATGGCATCGAAAAATGTCACGATTTTATGACACAAGCAAAACATACACTAGATACATGTGTCTATGGTTTAGACGATGCGAAATTGCAAATTATGCAAATGGTCGGCCAATGGATTGCGAACCCTGGCGCCATGGGAACGGCCATTGCCATTCACGGTCCTATGGGTACGGGGAAGTGTCACGGAATCGATACGCCTATATTAATGTATGATGGTTCAATCAAAATGGTTCAAGATATTCAAGTCGGGGATATTGTCATGGGAGACGATTCAACACAACGTCGTGTATTATCCTTAGGTCAAGGTGAAGATGATATGTATGATATCATAACAACTAAAGGCGACACATACTCGGTAAATTCGGAGCATATTTTGTGCTTGAAATCATCGGGTATCAATGAGATAAAGTCTCTTAAAAATAAAACGGGCGAAATTGCATCTTACAAGGCAGGGTATTTCAATAAAAACTCATATTCATATGAATATAAAAATTTCAAAACGCATGAAGAAGCTCAAAAATATTTGAGTAGTCGCGACAAGAATGATATGGTTGAAATCACGGTCAAAGATTATTTGAACTTACCTGAATATATACAATCTAGACTCAAGGGATATATGACTGGAGTTGAATTTGAAGAAAAATCAGTGTTATATGACCCATATATTATTGGTGTATGGTTAGGTGATGGATGTTCCTCGAAATCAATGATTTCAAATCAAGAATCAGTAATATTATCCTACTTGCGCACAGAACTTAAGAAAGATAATTTGAACTTAAATCATGTGAAAGATTACGATTATCAAATATCATATGATGGTTATAATAGGGTTCATCCAGGTATCAGTAAAAAAACCGGATTACCCTATGAAAACAAGAATGTCTTTATGCAAGTATTACAATTCTATAATTTATTGAACAACAAACATATTCCAGATGATTATAAAATCAATTCTAGAAATATACGATTGCAAATGTTAGCTGGTTTGTTAGATACAGACGGATGGTTTGACAAGAAAGGCCGCAATTATGAAATCACGCAAAAATCAAAACGATTATCCGACGACATTGTCTATTTATCTCGCTCATTGGGCTTTTGTGCAACACAAACCGAATGTGAGAAATATTGCATGTATAAGGGTGAAAAACAATATGGCACCTATTATCGTGTGCTCATTTATGGCGAAGGTCTTGAAGAAATACCTACAAAATGTCCTCGCAAACAAGCCGAATACAAACTACGACAAAAAAATGCACTCGTTGCAGGAATCAAGGTCGTTCCAAAAGGTCGAGGAACTTATTATGGATTTGAATTAGACAACAATCACCGCTATGTATTAGGCAATTTCCACGTCACGCACAATACATCACTTATCCGAGACGGAATTAGTAAAATCCTCGGCAGAGAATTCGCCTTCATAGCCCTCGGCGGAGCCGGCGACAGCAGTTTCTTAGAGGGTCATTCCTACACATATGAGGGCAGCACCTGGGGTAAAATCGTGCAAATATTGATTCAAAGTAAATGTATGAATCCGGTCATTTATTTCGACGAGCTCGATAAAATCAGCGATACCCCTCGCGGTGAAGAAATCATAGGTATTTTGACTCACTTGACTGATACTTCACAAAACTCGCAATTTCACGACAAGTATTTCTCGGAAGTGGATTTCGATTTGAGCAAGTGTTTGTTCATCTTTAGTTACAATGACGAGTCGCGCGTGAATCCTATCTTAAAGGACCGCATGTATCGCATTCAGACAAAGGGATATGAAGCCAAAGACAAAATCGTCATTGCGAAGAACTATATCTTGCCAAAGATTCGCGAGCAAGTGAAATTTTCAGAAGGTGATGTGATTATACCGGAAGATACAATACAATATATTGCCAGCAATGAGGCGCTGACAAACGGCGAAGCCGGTGTGCGTAACTTGAAACGCTGCTTAGAAATCATCCACACAAAACTCAACTTGTTCCGTTTGATGAAACCTGGCGATAATATTTTCTCGAAAGACATGGATTTGAAGGTCGAGTTCCCAATAACAGTCACACGTAAAGTCGTGGACGCATTAATCAAAAACGAACAAAAACAAAATCAAAGTATGTTAGCCATGTATTGTTAAAGGATTTTGCAACATCGCGACGATGATGTAAAATAACTATGGCTCATATTTTTTATGGTATGTTTGTCTCCGGGAACGACGTACAACGATTTTTTTCGAGTGTATCTTTTTCCACCACTATATAATTATCACTCATCACAATGTATTGATTTATATTCCTAAATATTTTCGTATATGATTCGCCTTTTCAACATTCCCATACGCCTCGCATTTTTCCAAACCACGATGAACGAGCCAATGTGAAAATTCAGGTTTTCGATAATTCGCTATAATACCTTCATAATCTCCATAGTAATCGTCAAACCATTCAGGATGTTCACAATGGACCATGGTCATGACAGCTTCATCAATTTGATACCAGTCTTCGCTATATATTTGTTCTATTTTCTTCTTAAATGCATCTACGTATTTCAATAAGTATTCCGCCGACCCGGAAAACAATCCGCCGGCATAATGGTGATATATGTAATGAAATATTTCTTTATGAGAACATGGTTCCACTAAAGGATTAATGCACATTTGCCGTATTTTATGGGGTGCTTCATGTATCCATTCGTGAATTTTTTCGGGGGTTTTTGCCACATGATTAATACCAAAATCTATCCAGGTAAAATGTGTGCTGGAGAACGGGTTCTGTTCGATGGCTTTTTCGATGCACCATAGTTTATTGTTGTTGAGAACAATATAATGCGGCGTTTCATGTTTTAGGTCGCCGTTATGAATTGGGTATATTTGTTGCAAGTCGCGAATTTTATCTAAATCTTTATAAAAATAAGTATTGCTAAAGGGTTCTCTTACTATGTGGGTTTTATCTGCATATTGTTCTCGCGTATTTTTTATCAAATCATAAATACGGTCAGCGGACGCATCTGCATCAATAACAATCAATAGTGGATAAGGTAATTGTAAAATGAATTGTTGCGCTAATTGCATATACTGGTCAATTTGTCGATTGTCTTCAGGGTGACTTTTTTCCATGGCCCGAATGTCATAAAACGATGTTACGATAGTATTCATATACAAATACTTTGTTGAATTATTTGTATATCATTTTTGTTCTTCAAATTGTATCGATTTCGAATCCTTCTTCATATATTGAATATCGATTTCCATTTTGCCAGTCCATCTTCGTTGCTTTGCAAGACCCTTTCCCGAATTGCCTGTTTTTTAGCCCTCCTATCCAGGTTCTCGATTTTCTTCACTAAATCTTCCCAGTCATCGAAATATACAAAACATTCTGCTAAATCGGGTTGATACCATTCCGCTAAATCAATACTCATCAACAATACCTCGCGCGGTTTTGACCGTTCTTCCCAATAATACCATTGTGTTTCGAGAACCCATTGAGTCATGAGCGATTTTGAGGGTATAAAATAGATATTTCCGCATCCCAGGTTCTCCCACAACGACTGAATATTTGTCTGATAAGGCAAATGGAGGATGCCAGTATATTCCGCAATATGGGCATTGTCGATATACATTTCATAATCCGGACCATAAATATCATATTGCACCCCCCGACACAACAGTTCATCTACATAATTGCGCACATGTGTTCCGCGATTATAAATAAATAATTTTTGAGAACATGGTTCTCCATAATCGTGTATTTTAGGCACCAATCGAATACAATCATTATAGCGGAAATGCAACCCACCTGCCCATTTTGCCCACCATTGGTCGTAACGATTGTCTGCACAAATAATGACACGGGAATTGCTCGAGGCCACTTTATATAAATCATTATATAACACTATATCGTCGCCATGATTACCGAAAAACCCCCAATCGTAGCGGTTTGTGATATAGATAATGATGGTGGCGCTATGTTTGTCTAGATTTTGCAAAAATGGTCTTGCATACATGGTGGTATCAGTAAACACGAGGATTTGAAAGTCGCGTATGCGAGTAGCATATTGTTCCCATATGTGGTTTGCGCTTTCTTGTGAAATATAATAGGGGAAATTGCATGTTTGGGTGGTCAAGTTCTCCGAAATATGTAGTTGAACACATATGTTTTCGAGATTTTTCGTAGTGCCTTGATGATTTGTAATGTGAAGTATTTTTGTCATTGTATAGAGAGCTTGTTTTACACCTTTGAACATTTATAATGGGACAACCTTAAATTGTTTTCATAGAATAAACAGATAAATACAGTATATTCTATGAGGTTTCGACGCATCAGTATTTTTATCACTAGTCATGTCACAAATTGATTATGATTTTCGACGAGTGCGTTTGTTTTTTTTCGATGGCTGTTTTGCGAAATACTTTTGTCTACGCCGTGTTTTCATATGGAGGCGGTTCTTTCGGGTGATTTTTTTCCCACCGAGTTGTGGATTTTTTACGAGTGTATTGAGGGACTCTGTATTCTGTATGGTGCCCAGGTTTTCGGCGATTGTTCTCCGTTGTTCATATGTATTTCCTTGTCCCCGGTTATTTTCTGTTTTTTTCAAATACAGCATTTCAATAGGCCGGTTTTGATTATATGTGTTTTCGCTTTCCCGTTCAAAACTATTATTTTGCCGCGCCATACCCGTATCTACAAATACAAGTCTATATATTCCATCTTTTTTACATCCATATGCAATACATCCTTTACCGCTACATTGTGACTCGTCGTTTCTATTATGATAACTATGGGACAATGTTGAATATTTATCCCCACTATTCGTTATACAATGTCCAACAACTAATGTTTTTATATTATCGGGTATATTATTACAACCTATAATATGCTTATCTAGTAGTTCAAGTAATTGCACAAATTGCATATAATTGTTTTTGGGTTTGCCTTTTATTTCATCATTTAGTAGTGTATTATATAATGTTATAAATGTTTGATTCTTTGTTTCATGATGGTTTATTTTTTCGTATTTATTTTTTAATTTATCATTGAGTTCTTTCTTTAATTCTGGTGTCATATTCGAAATATTTTTAGAATATTTTCTGTATAGAAAAGGATTATTATAATTTATATGTAACAGTGTGTTTAAAAAACTATTTTCAGCGCTAGGGTTATTCTTTATATTTTTGATTATTTCAATATATTCATTTTGTTTCGCATCTAACCATACTCCCATAAATTGTTCGTTTATTTTTGATATATTATCAAGTCCTGCATGCACGCAAAATACCTCATAATACCTATCATATTTATTTTTTAAAGCCAAATATAAATAGGGAGAACATCTATAAAAAGGAAGTAATGAATTTCGTTTTTCTGTATGATTATCATAGTAGAACTTTTTTAATGTATCATGTTCATAGGTAGAATATATATTATTTTTATTATCACTCAATACAGAACCTATATCATGATTTCCTAATGAAAAACGTACTTCACTATCGTTTTGCATAGCTTGTATTCTCATATTATAAAGAAACATGTGTAATCTAAGTTCAAATGAACCTTCTGGATCATATACTTCATTTATATAAACAGGATTGTTATCTAATGGACGACCTCCATCCACAAGGTCTCCTATAATTACGAGTAAGGTGTTCTTTTTTTTCCATACAATATTTATAATTAATTCAGGTGAATATATATCAGATTGTTCATTAAAGTTTTTTTTGGCGATTTCGCTATTTACGATATCGCTATTTACTCTATCCAGTCTTTGAAGAAAGACTGATTGTCTGTTATTATCACTTTCTCGTTTATTATCTGTTTCGCGTTGTATTAAATTATCTAAATGAATTTTTAAAGACTCTAAATTACCATGTTCATCATATGGTTTAAATGCGGTGCCATCTGATTTTTTAATTTCTATAATGCCATTATTGACGAGTGTTTGCACAAATTTGCGCAAATCTGAATGAATATCACTTGTAATATAGACATGTTCGAATCGTTTTGTATCTAATACTGGATTTAGGTTAGTATCATTGTTTTGTATGTAGTTCTCAAAAAAGAGTGATATTTTGTCATAGAGAGGTTGATAAAGTTGGAACTTTTTTTGTTGAGGGTTGCTATCTTGAGGGTTGTCAATAATACTATTTGCAATGTCATTAGCTGTAATCGAGATTATATCCGTATACCATTTTGAAATATCTAATAATATGTATTTATCAGTATCCTCATATTTTTGGATTATCTCTGGTGCATACTGTAAGATATAACGCGAATATATGTATTTTTTC